TCAAGCCGCCAGACTCCTACCCTCACCGATCGCCCGCACCAGCAATCCATCCATCGCATCGCCGACGGCATCCAAATCATCGTCGAACAGGTCCGCATACACGTCCAGGGTCATGGTCGCGCTCTTATGCCCCAGCTGCCTTTGCACCGCCTTGACATTCGCGCCGGCATGGACCAGCAGCGACGCGCACGTGTGGCGCAGGTCGTGGATCGTCATCGAGTCCGCGATCTCGTCACCGAGACTGCGCCTCTTCGCCCAGTAAAACCAGCTCGACGTGCTGCAAGGCCCGTGCGTCTTGCGCAGATACGAGCCGGTGCGCCTGTCGGGAAAAAGCAGGTCGGACTGCCGACGGCCATCGCAGGCGTCTTCGAGGCATGGCCGCAGCAAGCGCGGGAAGATGACGGTGCGCTCCTCCCCCGTCTTCGGTGCGTCCACCACGATCTGATGATTGACCTCGGTGGCGGACCTGCGCACATGGATGCGCTGCCTGTCAAGATCCACGTCACCGACCTGCAGGCCCACCAATTCGCCCCAGCGCAGACCACACAATCCAAGCGTGAGCACTATCGGCCTGCGCCAGTCCGAGGCGTCGGCCAGGGCAAGCAATTGGTCGATCGAAAGATAGACATGCTTCTTCCTCCGCTTGCGCGGCAATTCGATGCCTTCGCACGGATTGTCGTGCATGCACTTGTCGGCCTTGGCTTTCGCGAGCAGTGCGCGGAGGATGCCTTCGGCGCGGAGCACGACGCTCGCGCTTTTCGCTTCCGCCAGCTCGCTGACCCACATCTGCACTTCGTCGTGGGTGATGGACTGGACCTCGCGCATGCCCCATTTCGGTGCCACGTGCACGTGCCAAGCCCGTTCCAGCGTCTCGATGTAGCTTGGCTTGGCCTTGGTCTTTTTCGCGGCCAGCCACGGCCCCCAGAAGTCCTCCACGAGTCTGCGCCCGGCCTGTGGGTCGATGTATGCTCCGACGCTTTTCGCGGTGGTCACGTTGGCCGCGCCCCATGCGTCGGCGTCCATCTTGCGGTGGAATCCTCTTTTGCCTGTGGGCGTGCCGTCCGGCTTACGGTAGCGCACCTCGTATCTTTTGCCGGATTTCGTCTGGTATTGGCGGATCGTGTAGGCCATGCTCGCCCCTTCGTTTGCGTGGCATCAAGTCTATCAATCCGTTGATTTTTTCTCTGTTTTTTGTGTTTCGGCTTGCATTACTTTATTTACTGTGCTAATATAGTTTATATCAAGGAAAGGAGGTGAACATGACACCATCGGAGATAATCACCAGCATCTCGCTTCTCGTCGCGAGCCTCGCGGCCCTCATCAAAGCAGTGACCGGACTCATCAAGGAGATGAGGCGGAAGCCGAAGAAGAGGAAGTGAGCAAGGGTTCCGGCCAGACTTGGGGGCCGGAACCCCATATCTCCGATTATGCCATGGGACATCATGAGAACGGAATCGATAGTCAGCGCGGTATTCGCGCTCGGAACCGCCGCCAGCGCATGGTTCGGCTGGCCGTTCACCCTCACCGCCGGATGCGCCATCGTCAGCGCCGTCTTCGCGCTCATCGCCGGAAGGAAGGACTGACATGCCCATCGAATACCTGAGCGTCACCGACGTGGCCAAGCGCCTCGGCATCAGCACCGCCGCCGTCAGCGCCTACAAGCTCCCCCAGCCGGACGCCACCATCGGACGCACGCGCGGCTGGCTCCCCGGCACCATCGACCAATGGAACGCGCAACGCCCCGGACGCGGAGTCGGCGGTGGCAGGCCGCGCAAGCATCCGGCGGAGTGACGTCCGCCCCGGCGCTCATCCGCGAGCGCCGGGGCGGTTTTGTTGTTGGAGGTTGGATGTTGTCAGTCTTGGATCGATGGGTGGCACTGTGCCGTGTTCAGGTATTTGATCGAGACTACATGGTGGATCTGGGTTCCTGGCATTTTTTCCTTGGCCGCGTTCCCCTTGCGTAGGGATTGCGGATAGTAGGGGCCGTCCTCTCCGCTTCTTCCGAGGCCGATGCACCAGACTGTGTTTCCCATGTAGAGGCGTATCCGGCTGTTGCCTGATTCGACCACCATGGATGCGTCGTTCAGTGCGAATGCGCTGGCTATCACGTCGGTCTTCCTCGCGAGCCATCGCGCGTCTCCAGTGGGCGCGACCCTTTTCACCGAGATCCCATGGCCGGACAGGAGGTCGGTGTACAGGCGTCGGGCGGGAAGTCTGCGGGTGCGGTTGTCGTCGGCGTAGTATTCCAGGCCGCATAGGTGGGCGAAGTTCGAGGCCTTCCATTGGATGTCCAGCGTCATCCCGTCGTCGCACGCGATTCTCGTGATCGTTCCGACGAGATTGGCGTATAGTCGGGCTGCCTTTCGGGCCTCGCCAAGCATCCGCCGCTTCGCCTCGGTCACGTTCACGCCCGGAATCCTCCCAGAAAATTAAAAGAGGGGCGCCGACCAAGCGCCCCTCCGAAGCCGTGTGGCTGATCTTTTTACAGTCTTCTGCATGACTAGCGTCCCGTTTGCGCGGGAAGGGTCACGGCTCCGGTTGGTCTCAACCGTCTGGCCCAGCCGTTGGGCGAGACATCCAGCTCTCGCTGATGGCGCATCGACTCGCCATCGGATGCCTGCGGCAGCCAGCCACACGCTTCGAACCCGAAACCCTGCCCACCAGCAAAGCAGGTCCGGGTCTCAAGTTCGATTGCAACGATACCCCATGACGGCGGACATTCGTCTCGCCGTGAGCGTGATCCGGACGGTATTCGCACAAAACCACCGGGCCGCCGCGACGGCGGCGGACGACCACGCAAACACGCCGAATAACAAGAAAAGCCCCTCCCCCAGCAATGCTGAGAGAGGGGCAACTTCGCATCGGACTTAACGGCTGTTAAGCTCTGTCAAGTCCGACGCGAAGCTCTGTCAAGTGTTGCCGCCGATTCGGTGGCAATGATTATTTTTCGTCGGAATCGTCCGGCTTGGCCGCCGTGATATGGCTCACGCCGATCAGCGCGCCGACGAACAAGCCGACCGCGTTGATCGTGGTCACGATCTCACCGCAATGCGGCAATCCCCACTGCGGGCCGACCACACCGACCAGCCACGCGATCGCAGGCAAAGCGATCAATGCGAGCCACTTGAGCGCCTTGTACGCCTTGTCTGGCAGGAGGTAGTTGTTTTCCTTGCCAGTTTCCTCTTCCGGCTTTTCGCCGTCATGATTAGTCTCCTTGACTTCATCGACCATAATCAGTCTCCTTACCAGTAGAGGGTCTCGCCCGGATAGATCAACGCCGGATTGCCGGAACGATACCCGTGGATGCTGTACATGTTGACCCTGTAATATGCGGCGATGCCGCCGAGGGTGTCGCCGGAACGCACCACGTACCGTCCACCGGTGGCGACCGTGGCCGTGCTGGCCGCGCCGGCGCGACGGCAGACGGTCTCGCCAGCGTAGATGACGTTCGGATTGCCGGAACGGTATCCCGTGTACTGGTTCCACGAACCGCCATTACGGGCCGCGATGGTGCTGAGCGTATCGCCGGAACGAACGGTCACGCACACGCTGCCGCAATTCGCGGCGGCGGGCGCGCCACCGGAACCGCCAAGACGCTGGTTCACAATCGCCATCACCGTGTCATACGCGCCGCCAAGAGCCTGACGACGCTCATTGCCGTTGCCGTACACGCCGCGAATGACCTTCGTGGCCATGTCGTTGTAGTCCGGCGTGGCAGTGACCTGCGGCCTGACCGGATCATGCCTCACCTCGGCATTCGTCTTGCCACGATCACCTGCGGCGATCCTCTGCCAAGCGTCACGCTCACCGAAGAACAGGTTCAAGTCCAACGGGCCGACACCGTTCAAGTAGCCGGTGGACGCATACTGCACCATGCCCTCGCCCTTGCTGCCGGCGTTCCACGGAGTGGACTGCCAGCCGGTCGCGTTCATCGACGCATACTGCGCCTTCCACAACATGCAATGGGCGCGCACGTCGGACGGAATCTGATACACGGCGGAATCCTGCACGTACACGATCGGCCAGACCTTGGTACGCGAATACACTTGGTTGACCCACTGGCGCACCCAGTCGCCGTTGCCCCACGCGGCGTTCCCGTTGGACTCCCAGTCCAACGCGAGCACGCACTGGCCCACATAGCCGTTGAACTGGTTGAGATAATGGTTCACCTCCGCCGTGACGTTGCCGCCGTCCGCGTAATGGTAGCCGCCGCAAGCCTTGCCGGTCTGCCGCGCCCAATCGGTCTGGCTGCGCCAAGACGGATTCACGTAGCCGGAACCCTCCGTTATCTTCACGACGGCCGCGTCGGCGTCCACCACGCGCGTCACGTCGGCGGACTGCCATCCACTCACGTCGATGGCGTTCATGTTCGCGCTGGCGACCGGTGTGACAGCGACGCACAGCACCGCAGCCAACGCGGTCAACGGCCTGCCGATATGCCGACGCAGACGCTTGTGCTTCGGCTTGCCTTTGTTGTTGAGGATACCCAAATTCCTCTCCTTCCCGCCCCTAAGTCAGGGGCAAATAGAAAAGCCATCCCGAAATGGGATGGCTTTGAAAACCGGTGTGAAGATCAATGCCTGTGCGCGCCAAAATTGAAGACGAGCAACAAGGCAAGCAACAGCAGGTATATGCCGCCTGCGATCATGAGACGCGTCACTGCCTGTCCTCCAAATATTTTTCGGCTGCGTTGACGACCCAGCATTGCGCGTCGAGTTTTTCGAGCTTGGCAAGCTCGTATCGGACGGCCTCGCTGTGGTCGTGCGACTGGTCACCGTAGATCAGGCTGATGATCGTGTTCTTGATCGTGTCGCGGCAGAGCTCGTCCATACGGTCGTCGAATTTCTCGGTACGCTCGCCGAGACGCCGGGTCTTGGCGAAATGCTGCGAGAGCGGCGAATCGTATGGCAGGCGTTCGGGCCGCACGTGCGCGTACAGGCCGGTCGCCAACGCGTCCAAAGCGCCCGGCCATATCCTGAGCAGCAGGGTGATGAGCGCGCACGCGCCGCCCACACCGCCAAAACCGGCTAGAAAATTCTGCAACACATTGCATCTCCTTAAAAATCAGTTTTGCAGTGGCATAAGGTCGCCGTACAGTGCGCTCATGCCTGGGACGAGCTTCTTGTATTCCTTCCAATCCGTCTGCGTCATCAGATTGATTGTCGAGAATCGCAGCGGATGATTCAACGGACACTTCAACTGGATGGATTGCGCATCATCCATCCGAAAATCAAAACCAAGGAACGTGTTCCCGCCTGTATTGCCATGAGGAAACAGCATTCCCCAGTTATTTGCTGCGTTGGCTACGTAGCAGATACCGTCATGCCATCTGCTATCTTCCGGCACCTGGGAAACCCAGAAGTTCAGATGGAAATCACCGGAGACCGGTTCGCACAGTCGGATTACGGCAAGAGGATTGACAGCGCCGCTGTTTGGCGTAACGATCATGCCATCAGGGTCGACATGCCGCACGGTCGCCCCGTATGTCGAGATGGCACTGTTCGGGAACATTAAGAGTGGATTTGGAATCAGATTCGTTATCCGGCTCATGCCACCACCCCCGTGAGGGGGTGTCGAGCGGCATCGTATCCCCGGTGAAATATCCGATGCTGTCGAGCAGGGTCCTGTTCGCCAGATACTCGGCCCACGTGCAGAGGAGCATATTCGTCACGGTGACGATCGGACTGCCTGACTTGACGGAATAACTCATTGACATCGCACCGGCATTGACGGCGGTCAACGCGTAGCTGACACGTTGGCTTGCGCTGAATTCGCCCTGCGCTCCGGCAATCGAGATGGTGCCGCCGGTGACGTGCACATAGGCACTGATCCAATATTTCGTCCCAACCACGCTCGGAACGGTCGTGATCTGCGTCCACTCGCCTGCTCGCAAGGTGATGGTCGAGGATGGGCTCGTGCATAGGTTCGTGACCATCATCGGACATCACCCCCGCGGCGCGCGGCGTCAGCCGAGTGGCATCGTGTCGCCGGAGAAGAAGCGAGGATACCCCCCCCCCGAGCGCCGCGTCATACGCCGAGGCGAGCTCCAACTGGGGTTGCGAGTACACTCCGGAGTTATAAAACACGACGCGGTTTTCCTTCTGGCTGCCCGTTGCGGGCGCGGTGAGCCGGACGACGATCAGCCCGTTGCCATCCGGGCTGGTTTTCGAGGAGTATTTATCGGCGATAACCACCATGGCACCGCCGAGGCGGTTCTCGGACCTGACGCTAAACACGTACTCGACGCCCAAGTCCAGCTCGGGGATGCGCAGCTCGTCGAAACCCCCAGAGGCCGACGGTCGGAGCGTGCCGTCACCGGGCATGTCATTCGCGTAGTCGAAGCCCCACACGCCGAGCGAGGCGCCGTTACGGTCGAACCGCGGATTGGGATACATGTTAACGCGCATCATGCCATCACCCCCATGAGGGCTAGGCTTGAGGCATCGTATCCCCGTCGAACAACGTCACTCCCATTGACTGCAATCTCTCCCAGTCTTCGGGCGTGTAAATCGCCAACGCGATCGGGGTCAGAGAGCCCTTTGCCAGAACGAAAGCCGGATACGTCATATTCTCCCCCGACAAGTCTCGGGTCATGCTGTATGCCCAGATACCGTCCTTCTCCCCATCGCGCAGCACGGCAGTGGCGCGTTCCACCTGATCCGCACGCGCCTCCCGGAATCGGACGGCAACGACGAACGAGGACGTTGTGATCTTGGTCCCGCTCATGTTCTGAAAGGGGAAGAGCGATCCGAAGCTGGCGGTGGAGTAGGTTCTCGTCCCGTCCCCGTTCACGGTGACGGTCACATCGTTCCACACGCCAAATACGATGTCCCCTTTCGGATGCTTGTGCCAGTTCGTCACCATCATCGGACACCACCCGTCCGACGGACGCTCCTATGCGAGCGGCATCGTGTCCCCCGAGAAGAAGCCCGGAAGCCCCCCCCCCAACGGCGGCGTCGTAAGTGTCGGCACGTTCGATGAGGATATAGCTCATCATGCCTATCGCGCCGATAGTTTGGTTGTTAAGACCGATGCGGACGATCAGCTGAGAGCAGCCGGCCGGAATGGTGATGGTCTGGTCCACCATGACGGTCTGGCCGTCGCCGACCGGCACGTTGAGCTGTTCTGTATATGAGCCGCCAACCCTGACGAAGACAATGAAATGGGCTTCGGCCTTCTGCGCGTAGGCAAGGGCGTGCACATGGTACGAGCCGGCAGGCGGAATCTGCGAGCCAGACAGGGCATACTCAGCGTGGGCGTCTCCTGTGCCTGTGCTGGTCGCACGCAGCCATTTGCGGCCGTTAACGAGTGGGTAGTCGACCTTCACATTGGCCACTCCGATGGGCGCGGCGCCGGTGATGTTCGGGTCGGGGAACCAGTTAATCCTCTGCATTCGCGTCCTCCTTGTCGAGACTGTCGAGCACATCCTTCGGGATGAGTTTCATGGCCGCCGCGAGTTGGCTGGACAGGATTGCGATTTGCTTGTTGAGTGTGCCGATCTGTTGCGAGAGCTGGTCGATGACGGTGTTCGCGTCGGCTGGAATCTGAGTCAAAATAAGTCTCCTTAAAACAAACCTCCACAATCCGCATGGATTGCAGGGGCTGAAAAACGGGAAATACGGGTTAGTCTGCTGCGGTCATCGTGTCGATGCGAGTCACGGCCTTAAGCTCTTCGAGCGTCAAAGTGCGTCCGAGATTCGTCTTAACATCCGTGATCGTCACGGTCTTGCCGGTCTGGTCGAACGTGGCGAGCACGCCGCGCTGGTAGTCGCGCCACGATTCGGCGGTGCCGTCAGTGCTGGAAAACTCCAATCCCAATCGGCACAGTTCGGCTCGCAGGCTTTCCTTCGGCGGACGCAGGTCGAGCACGCCATCCGTCGCCGGTCGTGCGCCTGGTTGCGGGACGTCAGATGCTGTCATGATTGCTCCTTTGCTGTTGTGTTGTTTCCTTTTTTCGCCGGGGTGGCGTGGAATCCATGTCATCCCGGCGGAGTCGATGCGCGTGGCCGTCCACGGCCCGCGTCAACGCCGACGGTCGGTCAGATAATCGATCGACCGTCGGCGGAACCGGTCGCGCGTCACGGCGATGCGGTCGGCCACGCCGGCCAGCGTGTCGGCGAGACGACCGTCCGCATCCTCCATGACGGGCATCGCGTCCAATCCGAGCAGGCGACGGGTCTCCTCGCGACCGTCCGGCGACAACGCGCCGGACGCCGTGAGCACGGGATGCAACACGGCCATGCGCGTCTGCTGACGGTCCGCCAACTCGTCGCGCTCCACCTGCTCGTAGGCGCTGGTCCAAGCGTTTCGTCCGGTGGCCGGGTCGATGACGCCCGGGTCTGACCTGTTCGACCGGACCCGTATGATCGCCGCGACCGCTTCCGCGTCCGTGTCGCAGCCGAGGAGCTCGCCCCACGAGGCGATCGCGTCCAACGGGATGAGATGACCCGTCCCGTCGTCACAGGTCACGGCCAACACGTCACCGTAGATGTTCGCTTCCATGAAACCTCCTACCGTCCGGACAGGATGGCGAGTATCTGATAGCCGTATGGGATTCTGCCGCCGTTGCCGGCGCCACGCACCCACAGGCCGCAGCCGCTCGCCGAATCGGCATTCGAGCCGACCATGACCGGCTCCGAGGCGTCGGCGGAGACATGCGCATGGTATAAGCCGAATTTGGCCGGGGAACCATACGTGTACGTCTGCGTTACCACCCCTCCACCGTTGACCACTCCGCCACGAGGATGGGAAGTCACGAACGTTCCACGCCCCTCGCTGAGCAGGCCGAGGAACCCGCCGAGGAACAGATACCCGGAGTTGATGTCCGCCAGTACGCCGACACTGCCGTTCGGATCTGCCGCCGAGAGTTCGGCGGATGTATGGTATTTGAGCGTCGGGTCGGCCCCTAAGCGCAGTTGCGCGTAACCGGCCTGGGTGCCTTTGGAATAATCCCTGTAAGTGGACAGGAAGGCTTCGCCGATTTTGGTGGCGTTGTCCACAGCCTTGCATTCGCCCAAACGCATGAACGACCCCGGATCGGTGTCTCTCATGCGGCCTCCGTTGATTACGATGGTGGAGACTTCGCCTTTAGATTTGGTCCGGGATTCCGACGCGATGTAGGCATCGCGACCGTCGCGCCCGTGCATGAATTCGATGCCCGAGCCTTCGGTCTTGTCATCGCTGTTGATAAGCGACTGTCGGAACGTCGGTGAGATTCTGATTCGTCTGCCGGTGAGGCTCGTCTGGAACGTGCCGGTCAGCAGGTTCGACTTGCCCTCGCCGTCCAGGAGGACGGTCTGGTTGTGGTTCGAATCCCACATCCGCAGGCCCGTCGAATTGAGCTTCACGCCAGTGTTCTCGGCGTCGGAGCTTTGGAATATCGCGCCGGTGAAGACGTAGCCTCGGAACTGGCCTGCCGCCACCTTGTCCGTCGTGATCGTTCCAGCCGCGATCTTCACCGCGGTCACGCTGTTCGCGGCCAACTTGTCGGCGGTGATCGCTCCGGACACTATCTTCGATGCGTTCACCGAGTTGGCGGCGATCTTGTCCGCATTCACGGCATTCGCTGCGATCTTGTCGGCCGTGACCGCGCCAGCCACGATGTCGCCCGCCTGAATCTTATGGACATTCAGGAGCGCCACGGTCATGTCCTCCGTCACGCGGAGCTTCGCGGTCGTCACGCTGTTGGCAGCCAATTTGTCGGTGGTAATGGCGAGCGAGACGATGTTGCGCGCCTGCACGCTGTCGGCGGCGAGCTTCGCGGCGGTCACCGCGTCGGCCACCAGCTTGTCCGTGGTGACGCTGTTTGCGGCGAGCTTGTCCACCGTGATCGCATTGGCCTTGACCTTTTCGGCTGTGACCGCGTTCGCTGCGATGGTCTTCGCGCCGACCGTGCCGGCAGCCAGAATGTTATTGGCCACGAGGTCAAACGGCGTGAAGCGCGTGCCGTCCCACGTCAGCACCTCGATAACGCGGTCTGTGAGAGGCACGAGCACGGACGGGCTGGCGTTGGGAGCGCCCTGCCAGTACGTGTAAAAGTCGGCAAGCATGGACGGCGAATTATTCTTCTCGCCTTTCCACCTCGTCCAATACTTCTGCGTGCGCCACCACATGTCACCGGGCTTGAGCCCGTCGTGGGACGGTTCGTCCGGCCCACGGTAGATCAGGTTCTTGCCGTCCGCGGTGGTCTGCGCCTTTTTCGCGGCGGCCTGCGCCTGATTCGCCTGTGACGCGGCGTTCGCGGCTGTGGTCTGGGCCTTGTCGGCCGTTGATTGCGCCGTCTGCGCGGCGGCATGTGCCTTGACAGCCGCATTGGCCGCATCGGTAGCCGCCTTGTCGGTCACGGCCATCCATGTGCTGCCGTTCCACCGTTTCGGCGTGTTAGAGCCATTCGTCGTGTCGATCCACAGTGTCGTGGACTTGCGCATCGACGCATCCGGAGCAGTGGATTGGATGAGCACGTCGGCCTTGCCGTTCGCCACGCCAGCGGCGGCGGCAGCAGCCGTATTCGCCTTCTGCGCGGCATTCGCCGCATCGGTGGCGGACTGGGCCGCACTGTCAGCGGTGGCTTTCGCTTGGGTCGCGACACTCGAAGCATTGACTGCTGTGGACTTGGCGGCATTGGCGGACTCATTGGCCGTGTTCGCCAGAGTCTGCGCATTGCCGGCCGTCTTTTTCGCGCTTTCGGCGGCGGTCTGCGCGGCATTGGCGGCATCCTTGGCCTGACCGGCGGTCGCGGTCGCGCTCTTCGCGGCGGCAGTAGCAGCATTGGCGGTATCCTGCGCGGTCTTGGCCGCACCATTGGCCGTATCAGCCGTGCCCTGCGCGTTTTTCGCTGCGGCAGCCGCATTCTCGGCAGTCTTCTTCGCGTCGGTGGTCTTCGCCGCGTTGTCCGCGATATCCGACTTTGCCTGCTCGATCTGCTTCGCGTTGTCCTCCACGTCGGCATAGCCCATGCGGTTCCACTTGGAGCCGTCCCACACGAGCGTGTCGATCACGCGGTCGGCCAATGGCACGAGCACGCTAGGCGAATTGTTCGGAGTCCCGAGCCAGTACGTGTAAAAGTCCGCGAGCAGTGATGGGCTGTTGTTCTTCTCCACCTGCCAGCGCGTCCAATACTTCTGCGTCTTGAGCCACAGGTCGCCGACGATCAGATTGTCCTTCGGCATGTCAGGCCCACGGAAGGTATGGTTCTTCGAGTGGGCTTCGGCATACGCCTGCGCCGCCGACTCCTTCGCCTTCGATATCTCGCCGTTCGCCGTGGTCAGGTCGCTTTTGGTCTGCGCGATGTCCTTCCGGGCCTGCGACAGATCGGCCTTGGCCTGCGTGAGCGTCTGATTCGCCGTGTCGAGATTCGACTTGTTGGCTTGGATGTCCTTCCGCGCCTGATCGAGCTTGGCCGTATTGTCCTTCAACGCCGTCTTGTTGTCAGCCAAATCCTGCTGGATTCGTTTGACCTCTTCCGGCGAGACCGCCGACGCGACCGTCACCGAGGCGATGGCCGACCAGCCGGAACGGTTGCCCGCATGATCCACGGACCTCAGCGCATAGGAGTGCCGGGAACCGGCGGCCAGACCGGTCACAAGATAATCGCCCGGACCGGACTGGGTGGCGCTGATGACGGTCATACCGGCCGCATTGACACCCTCGCCCACCTCGATATGGTCGAAGTCGGCTTCCATCTGCCCACCAGCAGCGGTCTTGCCATCCCAATGGATGGTGACCACACCCAGCTCGGAGGAGACAGTCGGCTTCGATGGCACGGAGCATGGCGTCGTATCCGATTCGACCGTGGCCACGAAAACACTCGACCATTCTCCGAGCTTGTCAGAGTATGTTGGCACAGCCCTGACCCTGACCTCGATTTGCGTGCCGCAATCCAAGCCGCCGAAGCCAAGCTGCGTCTTATCGGTCGTGCCAGCGGAATGCCAGGGCGCGCCATCCTTATGCAGCTTCCACTCGACCAAATAATTGGAGATCTCGATGCTCGTGTCATTCGTGGCCTGCGTGACCGCGCTCCACATGGCCGTAGCCAATCCGTGCGCGTAGCCGTCCGAGCCAAGGTAGGCGTCGGTCTGCACAATCAATCCGAGAGGGGCTTTCGGTACGCGATGGTCGCGGTCGGACGAGGCGGTCGTGCCGCCCTCGCTGCCGGCCAACGCGGCACCGCCGGTGATGCCCTTGATCTTCTTCGCCTGGCGCACGGAAGCGTCATACTTAATATCATTCAGAGCGATTGAGCAGGATAAGCCCTCGCCCTGGCGCATGCTCAGGTCGATTTCCTGCACGCGCACCTTCTCCCCATGGGAGACGGTGGGAGCCGTAATCCAATCGCCAGCATGGAAGTCGATGAGCGGTAGATTATCCACGCCGGAAGTCACCAGATCGCGCGTGTACTGGCCGCGTACCCTAGCCGCATCATCAAGCGTGGACTGCATGAATGCCTGCGCGGTATCCTTATCGGACACGCCGCCCTGCGAGCTGTAGGATTCCCACTTGCCCCAAGGCGTCGGAGCAGCCGGATTGTCCATGCGGAAAAGCAGATTATTGTCGCCCTCCACGAGGATCGTGGACGCGAGGTCGCTGATGCTTTCCTCATACGGGGCCTCGCCGATGTCACGGGCAAGCTGGAGTATGACCTGCTTGCTTAGATCACGGCTCAAGGCGGTGCTGTCGGCGTTCCACATTTTCAACGTGCGCCCGCTGGTGCGCCAGTCGCAGCCACCGCCATTGACCAGCGAGCTGAGAATGGTCTGCAGGTCGGTGCCCAAAGAATAGTAAAGCGTGTATTTCCTCGCCCAAGCCACGCCGCCCGCGTCCTTCGCGGTGTCGAAGCCGAGCGACAGTCCGGTGGCCACGCCGCCACGCTGACGGTTCTCGTCAAGCATGGTCTTCAAAATCACGCCCGGATTCGCCGAATAAAATGGCCTCTTGCCCTTATTATCGCCGTCCGCGAGCAGATGGCTGGAATCATTGTTCTCGGCCTTGCTCAGGAGCCAGCTTATCGACTGTCCGCTGTAGGTGACGGTCTTGGTGCGGTCATCGGTCTTGCCCGAACGGCCCGTGATGACGAAACGTGCGTTGTCCGGCTCGCGATAGCCGGTGCCGTCCGACACCTCCACGGCCACTTCGAGGCCATCGGTAAGCTCACGGTCGAACGCCTGCGCGTCACCGGACAGCAGCGAATATTCGATGTTAATCGCGCCGTCATCATCGTGGAGCATGGACGCGCTGAAGCTCACCGGCTCCGCAAGGACGCCGATTCGCGCGCCGAACGGCCTGTAGGCCACGAGACGAGCATGCAAAGACTTGCCCATGATTAACTACTCCCATGATTGCAGGAACCGGCATGTCACCTTGTCGGTGCCGCCGGACTGTCTGATATTGAGCCGATAGTCGCCGGAATCGATCGCCGGCCACACCTGCAGTGGCTCAGTGGTCCAGTCGACGCCATTCGATGCATCCGTGCCACCGGACCATGCGTCGGCATTGGCTGCCGTCCACGCCTTGCGGTTGGCCACATCGACGAAGAGGTAAGGTCGTGAGGCGTCACGCTGGCCGCCCCACATGAGGTTCGTTCCACTCACCGGATCGGAGACTGTCACGCCGGTCACGCCCGCTCCGAAACGAAGCACCAGCGTGCCGATCGGCGCGTTGGAAAGCCAACCGTCCGACTGGAGCCTGCCGCCCGACGCGGCCAACGTTGCCTCCTGCCACTGCACGCCACGCCAAAACACATCCGGCAGCTGGAATACGGCGGTCATGACGCGCAGGTCGCGGAACGGGCGTTCGTCATCGTCCGGCTCGCAGCTCGTGCACACCGCTCTCGTGACCATGCTGCGATAACTGCCGTCATCCAAGGTCTCCGTCCTGCCGAGCGTGAGCTTCGCCGCATGCAGGCAACGGGCACGGAAACGCGAGATCAGCGCATCGGAATCCGCGCCCCACGCCGCGACCTTGATTGTCAGCTCCGGCGCATCCAGCACCGGAATCGATGAGCCTACGATGACGCCGCTGCGACCGCTCACATGCACCGTGTCAACGATCGGCGACAGCGACGTGTAATGCGTAGTGCCGACAAGCACGCGCATATGCTCGGAGTCGAGCGGTTGGCCGTTGAGCGAATAGCTGACCTTCATTCGGATTCCTTCCGATTACCATTGCGGCATGGCCGCTGTCTGCAGCTTCTGTTGCGTGCTTATCGATGTCGGCGCGATGGCCGGATAGTTGAAAGTCTGCGTGATGTTCGTCACGCTCCCACCATTGCCGTAGGCTGCGGCGTTAACTCCACGCGAGGAGTTGGCGACGCCGACGGAATACGAGGCGTCCTGAGACGGCAGGATGCCGGTCAGCCTTCCAGCCGCCTTCCTCACCTTCGACGCGCTCTCGTCGATGCCGACGGCCATGCCCTCGCCTATCATCTCGCCGACCTGATCGCGGAACACGCGCGACGGAGAGTGGATGCCCAGCTTGCGTTTTACCCAATTCAATGCGTTGGTGGCCGCGTTGACAGCGGCGGTCACGAGCCTGCCTGCCGCGCCTGCGATGCCGGTCGCGATGCCGGTGATGATATTCAGGCCGACACTCCCCCAATCCACCGACGTAAAAACGTTGCGGATCTGGGAGACCATGCCGGGAAGATAGCCGACAAGCCTCGGAAGGCCCGACACGAGACCGTTGGCCAGACCGACGATCAACTGCACGCCGGCCTGCAGGAGCTGCGGGATGCCGGCGACCAGACCGCCGACAAGCTGGACGATAAGAATCGGAACTTTGCCCAACAGATCCGGCAATGCGTTGACCAACCCCAACGCCAAACCGACGATGAGCCTCGCACCCGCGCCGATGATCTGCGGCAGGTTGTTAAGAATGCCTTGCACGAGGTTAAGGACAGCGTTGATGCCGATAGGGATGAGCTGCGGCAATTGGGCCGACAATCCATCCAGCAGCGTCATCAGCACGGTCACCGCCGTGGACGCGATCTGCGGCAATGCCTGCACGATGCCCTGCAAAAGGTTCGTGACCATCGTCAATCCGGTTTGCAGGAACGACGGCAGTGTCGACGTCACCCACGATTGGAACTGGGCAAGCAGTTGCGGCAGGCTCGTCGAGATCCATGTGGTCGCGCTGGTCAGCAGCATCGTACCGAGCTGTCCCAACGCTCCGAGCACGGGCGGAAGTATCTGCATGACCAGTGTTGGCAGGGTGCTGCCCAATGAGGAGAACAGTTGCGGCAGTGCGGCGGTGATGCCGGTGATGATCTGCGCGATGCGCGGACCCACGTTCTTGATGACCGTGCTCACGGAATCTACCAGCTGCTTGGTCAATCCGTTGATGTCGGCATTGTCCTTGCCGAGCTCCGCCAGCCAGTTCTGCCATGCGGCCTTCATCATGCCGACGGAGCCCTCGATGGTTGTCGCGGCCTCCTTGGCGGTGGTGCCGCTGATGCCCATCTGCTCCTGCATGATGTGGATGGCCTGCACCACGTCCGAGAACTTGTCGATGGACAGGTCGCCCATCTCCCCGTTCGCCTGCTTGACCTTGTTCGCGTCCTGGATCAGACGCTCCATCTCGGATTTCGTACCGCCGTATCCGAGCTTCAGATTGTCGAGCATGGCATAGTTGCCGCGCGCCAGAGACTGGTAGGTCTGTTGGATGGACTCGATGTCGGTGCCCATCTTGTTGGCGTTGTCCGACATGTCGACCATGGCGGTATTGCCAAGTTCCGCGGCCTTCGCGGTGTCGCCGCCGAGCGAGCTGATCAGCGAGGCGGAAAAGCTCGTGACCTGCGTCATGTATTCGTTGGCGCTCACTCCGGCTGTCCGGTACGCTTCCGCCGCGTATTTCTGTACGGTTCCCGAAGCGTCTTTGAACAGCGTGTCCACGCCGCCGACGGCCTGCTCGTAGGTGGCGTATGCGTCGAGAGCGCTCTTGCCGACGCCGGCCAAAGCCGCGACGGTGGTGCCTACGCCTGCAAGTCCGACCGTGGCGACGCCCTTCAACGCGCCTACGGCCTTGCCCGACATGGAGCTGATCGCGCTCCACGCGGCGTCGGCTCCGCTTTTGAGCTTCGAACCCATCGCCGACGCGACGCTGCCGGCTGCGCCCGGAATCTGCGACAGCACGCCGCCGACCGCGCCGCCGACGTTGCGGAAATAACCGCCTATGCTGCCCACGGCATTCTTAAATGGTGCAGGAATCTTCGCGGCGATGCCGTTGATGCGCTGGCCGAGCCCGTAGGACAGGTCGTCGCCGAACTGTCGGGCGATGGCCGCGCCCTGTTTGAAGGGGCTGGCGACCTTGCCTCCCAACGCGGACGCCTTCGAGGCGACCTGGTCGAACGCGCCGCGGGCGATGCCGCCGATCTTGCCGAACACGCCCGCCCCGTCGAGCATGGCCATGTCGGCGTTCGCCCAGCCGGCGCGCACTTTCTCGATCGCACCCAACGCCGGGGCGGCCATCGCCCTGCCGAGGTTTCTGAACGCCGCTCCGAGCGAACCGGCTGTCTTCTCGCTGCTGGCGGCGAGATTGTCCTGCGCGTCCTTGAGCGCCTTCTGCGCATCCTTCAACCGGTTCTCGGACTGCGTCGCCCGGTCGGTCATGGTGGACAGCTTCAGCCGGGCCTGTTCGAGCCTGATGGTCGCGGCCTCGGCCTGCGTGCTGCCCTCGCCATGCTTGGCGACGGCATTGGCGACGCTCTCCTCGGCGGCACGCACCTGATTCGCCGCCGCCTTCTGCTGGAGCATGGCCTGACGGTATGCGGCCGTGGATTTCGCCACGTCACGCTCGTAGGATTTCAGCACGTCCGCGCTGAAATCGTTCGCCGACTGTCTGAAACCGTTTTTGAACGCGCGTCCGAACAGTCCGCCGCTTTTGCCGCCGTTCATGCTTGAATCGAAGGTCTTCGACGCGGCCTTGCCACTCGCGCCGACCTCCTTGTTGACCGCGCTGCGAAAACCCTTCATCGACGGGAAAACGCTGATGTGCGCGGAACCGAGTTCGCTGCCGAACGCCATGCGGCACCTCCACTATTCAGTTTTGTCCAAATCAGTCCTCGTAGAGCGTCTGGAATACCGGGCTCATGCCCTTGGTCTGTTCGCGCAGTCGCTCACGCTCGGCCTTATCCCTGTCCGCCCGCAATCGTTTCGCGAGCGAATCGAAAGGTTTCGGATACTCGTCACTGCCAAGCGCGTATACGATCGGTATCTCACCCCACCGGGCCGGATAATCCAAGCCGTTGAGCTCCGCGCCCGTGTAGGTCGACGGATCGCCGATGAGCTGCTCGAGGAGCGCTATCGCGTCGCCGTAGCGGAGTTTGCTGCCAAGATCGGCCTGCAGACTCCACCCATGCGCCGTGAAATCGGCTCGGATCACGCTCCCGTGGTCGGCGAGTTGGCGGGAGAACCATTGGATTTTCCCAGTGAGGCGCCCTGCGCGCGCACTACCGCGTCGCCATAGTCGGACAGGAGGTTGAACACGACCTGCACCGGTTCGCCGTTCAGCGCTTTCGCCTGTTTGTCGCCTGCGAAGGCGCTCAGAATGCGTTTGAGCTGTTCGACGCTTTCCGTGTCATCGGACGTGTTCGACAGTCTCGTGAAATCGTCGATGCTCATCGACAATGGGAGCTTGTACGTGCGTCCGCCGGGCACGAGCGCCCAATACACATCGCCCTTGATGATGTGGCGCACCTTGTAGTTTTGCGCGATGGAGGCGAACGCCTCCTCGTCGTTTTTTTCCGTCCACTGGTCGAAATCCTCGACGGTCGGCTTGAAGTCGGTGGAAGTCATTGTCTTGTCCTATCTGCTTTTCGCCTGCCTGCGGTAAAAAGGGTTCCCGGACCGCGCAGACAGGCGAGATAGGCGGTCCAGGAAGATTTTCGTACGCCGGTCAGGCGGCATGTGCGATGACAGTGACCGTCAGATCTGGTGAGGTCACGCCGCCATATGTGGCGTTGACCCTCGCGCTTCCGGCCTTGACGGCGGTGAGCGTGCCGCCATCGACGGTCACCACGCCGGCATCCTTGGATTTGAACATGGCCTGTCCGGTCACGTCCACGGTGGTCTTGTCCACATGGGTGGCGACGGCCTTGAGCGCGAGATTCGCGCCTTGGACGACCGACGGCCTCGTATTGCCGTCAGCCGAAGTCACGGCCACCGCCGTCACGCTTTTGGGTCGTACCAGCTTTCGATCCAACGCGTGTTCGGATGCTCAGGATCCACGTACAGCGGGTCCTTCATCCATTCGACGGTGAGCTCGCGGCCTGTGGCCGAGCCACGCTCCTGCTGGTCAGGTTTGTTGTCGTTGATCTGCATGACGCCGGCGCGACGGTGGACACGGCCGGTGTCGAACGTCTCCTCCTCGTACACCATCCATTTCGCATCCTGGATGATGTCGGCCACGTGGTAGACGCCATTGGAGTCCGGCTCGCCGATGGTGATCTTGCGGGTCAGCGTATTGTTTTCGGCCGGGCTGAAAGTCTGCGTGAGGCTGGTCGCCAGCGGCCGCTTTTTGTACCCGTCCTGCAAAAACTCGATGGGGTCGTCGCCGTCGCGCGAATCCTGATTGCCGCCGTCGGACTTGACGAGTCCGATGCATGCGGTCGACCGATTGTAGGCGGTCGGAAGTTCCGTCGTCGCCTTGCTGGGTGCGATCATTTCCGGCGTGATTTTGTTTTCTGTGGCGTATGGGACGATCATGATGGCTGCGGTGACGAGCGCCTCCACCTGTCCCAGATCCATGCCCTGACTGTCTTTGGCCATGGTGATTCCTTCCTTATGGTTGTCTGATTCCGGCCGTCGAATATTCGACGGTCATGTAGTAGCGGCACCATGCCGCGTCCTCGCCGACCGGGTACGGGCCGTTGCATCCGTCAGACACGACGGCGCAGATGCGGCTGCCTTCGGCGAATCCGATGAGGATGCCGGGCTCGCCGGTCAGCACGCCGTACACGCGGGCCGCCAGATCGCGGCATGGTTTCGTATCGTTGCGCGTCCATCCGAGCACGTTGACGCCTATCGCCCGATCAAAAGTCACACGGTCGGCGGATTGCGTGCCGCCGTCATCACGCACGACCACGAGCGGATAGGAGCCGTCGTAATCGTCCGGTATGCGGTTTCCGGCCTGCAGGCCTGCGACGTCCGTGATGTTGGAGCGCAGCCATCCGGTGAGGAAAAGCTCAAGGTCAGGTGGGATGACGCTTGCCATCAGACCCTCGCCTTCCTCAAAGACTTGGCCAGATTGCCGGTCTTCGCCTCCACGAGCAGGGTCTTCGGGTCGTGGCCGACGACCATGACGGTCGTTCGGTGCGCCCTTTTGACCTCCTCTATGCCAAGTCCGTCGCGGTATGCGCCGGTGTCGACCGGAGCGGACGCCCGCGCGTAGGCGAGTGCCCTGTCCGCAGCCAGCATGGTGAGCGACTTGACTCCCGCGCTATTGAGAATCTCGTCGAAGAATTTCTGGTTGAAATTGACCGATATCCTGCTTTTCGCCATTTGTTCAGCCCTTTCTTTCCGTCAGACGGCATTCCAAGGTCGGACGCCATCCGGTGAATGCGTTCGCGTCCTTCGAGGGGAATCCGTCGATGTCCCACAAGCGTCCGTCGTCGGGGTCGGCGCGGATTCGGTCGCCGATTTTCACGTCGGCTGTCGGATCGGGGATGGTGAGGTACGCCGTTGATTCGGTTTGTGTGTCGAGCGTGTCCGGCGTGCGTGTGCTGGAGCTGGATGAGAGCGCGCCCATGATGGTGAGCTCGTCCGGAGGCACGCTCCAGTCTGGCTCGTTCTGCGCCGGATTGTACGGGTTGGTCTTGCGTTTGGCACGCAGTCGCCGCCATTTGGTGGCGCCTGGCATGCTGAAGGACGAGCCATGGCCGAGATAATCCAACGCGGAAGTCACGGCTTCACCCCCCACGACAAGCGGTAAGGCTGCAGCGTGCGCTTCTCGGAATCGAAAAGCGCCACGTTAGGCACGCCACCATCGGAACCTGACCGGTAGGTGACGCTTGAGCCATTCGTGGATTGGGAGGATACCGTGCCGGGCACCTGCATCACACGAGACGCGATGTCCAGCAGGATCATCTGCACTTCCGGCACGTCCTCCAAATCCCAGCCATCAGTGATGGTCGCTTCCACACTCCCCGGCAGATCGGGGAAGGTGGCGCCATTGACCAGCACAAGGCTCCCAGCCTCGCTGAAACGCGCGTCCTGCACGTGCTCCACGCCATCAAGCTTCAGGCTCGAAAGCGCGGTCACATGCTTGGATGGCAAGAGAAGCGAGTCACCGCCATGGCCATCCAAGCGAATCGTGCGGGTGACGGAAGGCGCGACATGCCAGCCGCAATGCTTGCGAATCGCAGTCTGAGCGGCCCTCATCTTGAAACCGGCATCGACTTGGAAAGAGTCGGCGCTTGGAATCAGATCACCAATCACGGCAGTCATGCCGCACCCCCCCAATCACTTACTTGGCTGCCATCAGGCCAGCGGCCACCAGAGAATCGATAAGCGCATCGAATTCCTGCTTGGTCGGCGCGGTAGAAGCTGCCTTTGGCACATTCTTCGCCACCGGAAGAGAGACGGCACCGCCGATAGTGACCGGCTTGCCCTTGGCGTCAAGCGCCACAAGCTCCGCCACGTCCTGCGTCTTGTCGACGTTCGCCTCTTTCGGGGTGGCGAAGCGCACGTACTTCTGCGTCATGATCAGGCCGCCTTACCGAGAGTGACCTTCACGAAGGCCTTCGGATACTTGACCTGCAGGCCCAGACGCTCGGATACGCGGCACTTCTGCTTGAAGTGCAGGAAATCGTCAGTGTCGGAGTCGGTCATCTTCACGACCAGACCACCCTTGCGCAGCACCTTGGCGCTCTTGAAAGCGCCGACCAGCGCGGTGCCTTCGGTGATGGCGGCGGTGGCCACGGTCGGGATGTTCCACAGCTTGGCCCCATCGGTCAGGTTGAGGTAGTTGCCGTTCGCATCCTTGGCGATGGTCAGCTTCCAGAAGTCAAGCGGATTCATCACGTAGGCGTCGGCTTGGAAGTTGGTGGTGGTGGTGATCTGCAGGGCGGCCTTGGACAGGCGGTCGGCGTCGGACAGTTCATCCTTATTCATCGTCTGAATTTCACGGTTGAACAGGCCGGTCAGATTGTTTTCACTGCCATTGCCGGACAGCAGCTGCGTCTCCTCCTGCAGCTTCAGGTCATACTGCGCGGCGTCGTTGATTTCGCCGATGACCCAGGACAGATCATCCATCATGTCCTCGCTGATGCCGAAGAAGCTGGCCACCTTGCCGATCTTGTCCTGCTTCCAAGTCGGGTCCTTCCAATGGACCTGCGGGGCTGCGCCGGTCTCCTCGACCATCTTGGCGTTGCCTTCCAGCTCATCGAAAACCGGGTACTGCAGGACGGTGCCGGTGATGGCGCCGGTAGAGAACAGGTCGGCCACGACCAGCGGACGATGATACGGGCGAGCAGGCTCGGTATCGGTCTGGGTCAGATACGGCGTGTAACCGGCAGACGGCGCGCCCTCGACATTGGTGTCGGTGTTCGCCTTGCACTCGACCTCGTAGCCATGAGCGATGGCGGACTTCACGTCAAGGCCCGCCGTCTGCATGGACTGGACGTAATATTCGCCGACGCTCTTGGCATGGATGGCATCGGAGCCACCGACATGCCGCACACCAGACTTGGCGTTGAGCTGGCCGATCTGCGTGAGCAGATCATCGGCCTGCTTCATACCGTCCATCTGACGGTCGATGCCCTCGACCTCAGCCAGCGCGTTCTTCACGAATGCGATGGTGTCGCCATCCGCCTTGCCGGCGGCCAGCAGACCCTGCTTCTCCTCGAGCTGCTTGACAAGCGCGGCTCGCTTTTCCTTGAGAGATGCCATTACGGTCACTCCCCTTTCCGCCCAACTTGGGCAATCTTTATTGCGAGTTGCAACGCTTCCGCTTCGGAAAAACCGTCCGGCTCCTCGGACTTGGCCCCTTCAGGCTCCTCGTTCTTGGCTGCACCGGCATCCGATGCCTTCGCATCGTCACTCTGGTCATTGTCATTGTTGTTGTCGGACTGAGTGGTGTTCTCAGCCACGAAATCCTTGAGTTTCTTCGCCTGACCTGTCAGGTCATCGGCGATCTGCGAGAGAATGTCTAGATTCTTCTGCGAGAGGGGGCGTCCGGTCTTCAACCGGCTCAGCGCGTCCTTCACGTCCACGATGCCGGTATCCTGATTCGCTCCGATCGGCACGAAGGACGCCTCATACACCTTCAATTCGCGCAGTTCGTTCGCTTTGGTGCCATCATCAAGCTCAACCTCGCCCTCGTCCACCACGTCGAACGCGAAGGACAGTTGACTCAGACGCTTTTCCTTGATCAGGTGGTAGACCTGCGCGGCCTTCGGAGAGTCCATGTCGAAATGGCCTTTAATCCACCAGCCATGATCGTCCTCGCCCATCGAATCGACGCCGCCGATGTTGTAATCGGGGTCATCCATACGATGCCCATACAACACCGGCAGCGTGTTGCCGCTGTCCTGCCATGCCTTGATCGTCTTGCTGAACGCGCCGTTCGCCACCACGTCACCGTAACAGTCGGGTTCGCGGATGAAAGTGGAAGGGTAGGCGATGAATTCGCCGTCCTTGAGCGCCGAGTCCTCGCCGTCGGCCTTGAATCGGCAATCGAAATCCTTAAAGTGCATCATGCACCTCCTTGAAATGCGTTCGCATGTCCTCTGTCTCCTGCAATGCCCTCACACCGGCATCGAACTGCCCCAAACCGGCCTTGATGGTCAGGTCGGCCTGCAGTTCGTTCTGCCATTTGAGCCATTTGATGTCATCGACGCCCATACCGGCGCCGAAACGTGATCTGACGCTCTTCTCCAGGCGGTCGCGCCAAGCATTGACGATTGCCGCTGTTTTCTCGCCGTCGTCCGATTCAATGGCCGAACCGTCGGCTGGACGCGACGGGTCACCGCCATCCTGCGGGCTTGACTGGCCGCCCTTGGTGACATTGAGCGGCACAACCAGTTCGTCACCGCCATCGACGCGCGGCAGATTCTGACTGGCGCGCGCCTCGTTAGGCGTAATCCACGGAGCTCCCACCGAAGTGCTCATCACACTGGCCTGCTCCTCGAAATCGCCGGAAAGCTTGCTGCGGATGTCGAATTCGATGTAATTCACGTCCGGCGCACCGACCTTCGGAGCGAGGAAAGTGTTTATCCTGTCCTCGATCATGCGCATGGTCGGACCAAGCGTCTCGGAATACAGCATCTTGCGGAATTCCTTGGTATTCGAGAAATTCGCGTTATCAAGGATGCCGACCATGACCGGCGAGACGTGGTAGACGCTTGCGACGGTGGACAGCGAAAGCTTCGTGACCTCGCTGAATTCCTCCTCGCGAGCATTGAAGCCCAAACGCTTCAACTCCATGCCATCCTCAAGCAATGGCGTGGCACCGGCCTGCGCTCCCCTGTCGGTGAATTCCTTCCACCCGCGCATGAAACGCTCACGGTCGGCGTCATTCCATTCCGGCGCATCCTTCGGGCGCACCAGCACGCTGCCGATACGGCCGCCGCGCTTCCACACCTGAGTGCGATACGACCATGCCTGAATCTGCTCGTTGATAATGTCCTTCAAGGCCCTCACGGGAGTAACGCCCTGCGTCGGGTCATCAGGGTTCCACCCGTGGAACACAAGCATGTCATCGGCCGGAACATCATAGTATGACGTGCCCAAATCAGGATAAACGCGATAATAGGCCGGCTGGAACACACTGCCATCACGCTTCGCCTGCACCCAGCATGGCGGAATCGGCTGAATCTGCCAGCTACCGAACTTGTCGGCATCCCGATCAGGCGTCTGCATGACAACCCAGTAAGCGTTATCGTAAAGCGCCAAGTCAGCCACAAGCTGACGCATCAACTCATAGCCCGTCATCGTGCCGTTCGGCTGCTTCAGCAGATTTATCAGCACATCATCGGTCACACGCTGCCTGTCTGTGTCGCTGACACGCTCGAACTCCTTCAAACCGACCTGAGCGACATTCCGCGCCAGAAAAGTAATCACGGTACGCAAATGCGGCTGCGTCTTGAAAAGCTCGGCCTCCGTCTGACCCTGAATCACGGCCATCTGGTCAGACAAATCAAAGGAAATGCTGTAGCGCGGCTGGAAAACGTTCCTCAAGGCGCTCCAAAGGCCCATAAGACACCTCCAATCGCTTCAAAAAATCAAAGAATCATCAATCCATGTCCCGAATAGGCGGAAGCCTTAGCCGGTTCGGCATCCACAGCCTGCATGGTCTCCAACGCATACAATGCCTGCGATTCGGCCACCAAGCCGGAAATCTGCAATGCTGATTTCGTTCTGTCCCACACCTCGACCTCGCCAAGACGCCGGGACACGGCCACACTCACCTGCTGTTCGATGGCAGGCTGCGGAAGGTGCCGCAGCTTGCCCTCACGCACACGGTCGTGGAAACGGCCGCAGCACGCGCCCAAACGGAAGCCTTCGATGAGATGCACGTTCCAGCCTTTTTCGGTCAGCGGGTCGATGAAATCGACTGCCGGACAGCCCTTGCCCTGCACGGCGATCTCCGTGATATGCGGCCAACGCTCCTGGAGCAGGTCGAGATAATGCGGCACCCACAGCATGCCGTCACGGCGGGCTATCAGCTCCACGTGCGGCAAACCGTCCGCACGCATTCCGGCTGCGGCCACATACGTGGTCTTACGGTCCGCGCTCGTGTCCACGGACAGGACAACACGATTGCCGTCCGGTATCGTGGAACGCGAGTCAATGCCGCTGGCCCACATTTTCGGACTGATGAAAGGAATGATGTCAGCCGTGACCCACTGACACAGGACCTCGGTGCGGAACGCCGCCTCGGTCATGCCATCAATATCCGAACGGACGCTCATGACGGTCATCGGCCCATAGCCGAGCGACGGATTCGCCTGACGGATAGCGGCGGCATCATCCACCGGACACTTGTCAGGCGCAGACCACTCGAAATAGCCAAACGATCCATCCTGCTCGCCGGACATGAACACGTCGGACGGATTGCCGCCGTCGGCGCTCAGGCGCGTCCACTCGTCAACGAGCTTACGGCCCTTGTCCACCTGCTTGCGCAACGCCACAGACCGATAGTCACCGGCGTTGGAAATGCCCCATAATTGGCTCGACCAGACGGCCTTCGTGGTCTGGCTGACGGCATTCCAGCCATCATCAGTATGCTGCTCACGAAGCTCATCAAACACCACACGCGCGGCGCTCTTCGCGCGAATGTTCTTGTCCGCGCGGACGATATAGCGGGCTTTCGAGCGGGTGATGATCGCCTCCTCGCCGTTGGTGTTGACGAATTTCTGCGTCATCGCGGCGAGATCCGGAATCACCAGATCCGCTTCCTCATCGGTAGAAGGCTGAGGATTGCACCACTCCTTGACCTGATTGTACGGGCCCTTCGCGTTGTCCAACGTCTGCGCCGCACCGACCACGAGGAACTTCACCGGCGGCACCCTATCCGGATGCTTGTTGGAGTCCACGAACAGCCACCACGCGGCCAAAACGCCCATAAGCGTGGTCTTGCCATTCTGGCGGGCCACAAGCACAATCACCTTGCGAAAACGGTAACTGCCATCCTCAAGCAACTCCAAGGCATGCACCAATAACCACTGCTGCCACGGGTAAAGGTGGACATGCAGCATGATCTCCGCGAACGCGATCACCGCGAAACCATTCGAGGTCTCCTTGGTCAACGGCCGGAGCGGCGGCGTGAAGATACGCGGCAAGGTCACGCCATGCCTCTCATCGTCGATGGCACCGAAAACCGTGAGATTCTCCGCCGCCATCAGACACCGCCTCCTAGCCGAAACGCTTCATGAAATCCGCCATCTGCACGACCTTGTCGCTCTTCGGCGTCTCCTGCTTCGCCTCGGCCTTCGGCTTCGCAGGCCGACCAACCTTGGCGGGCTCCACCAACGTCAAACCAAGCGACTGGCAGTATTTCAAAAACGTCGGAACCGACACATTGTCCAATTTCCCGTTCTCGTCAATGAAACCAGTCTCGCAAATCGAATCAATCCGGTTGGCGAGAATACGCGCAGCGGCCACGACAGCCGCATTCTCGGCACGCAACGACTTCGCATTACGCAAAGACCTCTCCAACGCGCCCGCCACGGACTCATGCGGAAACCGACGCTCGGAAACACCCTTCTTAACTGCCATAAAGCCTCCTTCGCGCGCGACCCATCAACAAAAAACATTATCGGGGAGAGGAAGAGCAACCACGCGGGACGTGGGTCGGCTCGGGGTGGTTTTCAGGATTTCACCGCCCCTACCTCGTCGGGGTTGGTTTCGAATGCTGTTTCGAATGCTTTGATTGCGTTTGTGAATCGTGTGATGAGTTCGTCTGTGCTTGGTGGCTTGGGTGTGATGAGTGTGGTGTATGCGTCTCCGACTTTGTAGTTGGTGACTTCGCCGTGGGTGACGTTGATTGGGATGTTGACGGTGAATGAGCTGATGGGGAATGTCTTGTCGCTGATTGTGGCGCTGAGCTCTAGTGTGGCTGGCTGCTGTGGCATCGTTGCCTCCTTGCTCATGCTGTCTTTATCCATTGTCGGCTTAGTGTGCCGATTGGTGTTGGTGGGTCTTGGTTGCTTCGGAGTCGGTTGCAGCTGGTGTGGCTTGGTTTGAAGCCTGCTGGGTCGAATTGCAGTTCGGGGTGCTTCGAGACGGGATAGAGGTGATCGAGGTTGAATGAATCATCGGTGGTGTTCTTCGTGGCTGCATAGTCTATCGGCATGCCACACAACCAGCAGACTGCATGCTGTGCCTTGCATTGGTTGAAGAATGTGGCTTTGTCTTTTTCGAATTGGCGTGTGGTCTTGCGGATTCTTGGCATGTGGTCACCGTCTTGGTATCTGTGCTGACCGTTGAGCTATCGAAGCTGGATATGAATAATGGTCCAACCATTTTCTGGCTGAACCATTCTACGAACATACGACAGTATAGCATTTCAACGGTGACAGTCAAGTTGTGCGGCCAACTCGCCGAGGTTGAACGTGTACTGCCGCTTGTGTTCCGTCGGCGTGGCGTGCAGTTTGCCGCGTTTGAGCCATTGGCTGATGAGGTTGCGTGATATGGTCAGGCCGTATCGTTTCAGCTCCTTGGCTGCGTCGCTGGGTGTGCCGGTGATTTGCACTTGCCATAGTCTTTCGTCTCGTGCTGCTTTGATTGCTGGTGCCGCCCATTCGCTGTGGCAGTCTGGGCATGTGACCGATTCGGCTTCTGGCGTGCCGGTGAGCATGCTGTGGCAGTTTGGGCAGGTGCCGAGGATTATGCGCTCGTCTTCCGGTGTCAGGGCTTGTTCGTTGCGTCTGGTGATGTGTTCCAGGGCGGCGTAGTCGTCTGCTGCGGTGCTCATCGTCAATATGGTGTGTTTGTTGCTGATGATGGCGTACCATGCTTTCCGCCAGTCGTATCCAGCGTATGCCGCTCTGATTTTGCCTGCTTGTTCGGCGAGCCATGCTTCTGATTCTGCGATGAGGTCTTGCGCGTGGGTGTCGATGGGCAGTGGCGCGTTGCCTTTGTTTGGCGTGTGTGCTGGGGTGCCGATGTGGGCTTGTCGGAGCATGATGCTTCGCAGGGCTGGGAGTTGGGTGTGTCCGAGTTGGTGGATGAGCTGCCAGTAGTCTTCGCGGCAGTGCTGGCAGAGCGGATTGTCCGCCTGCTTCGTGGGCTTGTGGCAGTGCTGGCAGTCGGTCAAAGTCTGGTCTCCTTATCGTACTGGTGGATGATGGCCGCGACTTCGGCTTTGGGCACTTGCGGCACGAGTGGCGCGATTTCGTCGAGCGTGTATCCGGCTCGATGCCATTTGATGATCATGTTTTCGAGTATTTTCTTCATTTGCTTTTCCTTGGTTCGAAGGTCTTGATAATTCGCTGCGAAGTATCGCAGGTTACGCGCACCTCGTATGGCCTGTGGTGGGAGTCGGCGCGCTCCTGCGCCACATCCGATGCCTCTTGGAGCGTTTCGTACACCCGGCATGTATACAGTCTCATATCACCCTTCGGCCGGACGATGTAGCCGGCCCAGATGCTTGTGTCCAACGTGCCCACGTCGTTCACCGGTACTCTTTCACGGTGTCGCAGCCGATGGTCGTGCCATGGTCGGTCAGACAGGCCCACGTCACGTCGCCGGTCTTGACCGTCGTCATGCCGTAATCGGGATGCGCGCCCACATACCAGTACGCGTAGATGCTTAATCCCGCCAGCAAGAGCATTGCGGCGACGGATACCACCAGTGCGCCAATCAGAATTTTCTCGGCCTTGTCCAATCCGTCCATCATTCACCGTCCTTTTCGATTTTGTTGGTCTCCTTGTATGGGTTTTCGCTTGTATATGGTGGAAAGTCGCATTCCTGGTCTTTCCATCCTGCGGCGTAGCCTTCTCTCCATGCTTTGGCTAGTTCTTCGTGCGTGGGATGGGTGGTGGTTCTGCTGTTCATTTCGCGTTTTCCTCCTTGTTGAGTTGTTTCGCCATCTGGCAGGCTTGTTGGTCTGGCGTGGCGGTTTCCTTGTCGCGTCCGAGCGCCTGTAGCACGTGGTCGCACTGCCATGTGTGTATGTGGCGTTTCGATGGTGGTATGCCGCTCATGTTGGCGCGGCGTTGGCACCAGCCTTTCCATTGGCGCGTCCAGTCGTTGACGGTTCTGGTTTCGCCGTGGTGGCGGTTGACGAATGCGTTCCATGCGCCGGTGAGGTCGAGGTTCGCGTATTCCGAAGCGATGGTCCTGTCGGTCGCGTCCTTTTCGGCCATGTTGGCGTATTCGGTCGGGCTGATTTCTTTGGAGAAAGAAGAAGAATATTCTTCTTTCTCTTTCTTTTGGGTTCTGGTGTTCTGGTGTTCTGGTGTTTGTCCCGATTCTGTTTCGATTCTGCCGGCAGTCTGCGCACTTTCTGCCGGCAGACTTTCGGCAGAATACCGTTCGCGCTCACGCTTGCGCTTTGCCATGACCTGCTGACGGCTCCGGTTGTGCTCAAGATAATCGTGGATGACATAGCCGCCGTCCACGGTCTCGATCAATCCGGCCTGCTGCAATGCGTCAAGCTCCAGCACGGTGATGTCGAGCACGAACTCGGCGGTGTCCTCGTCCACATAACCGTCCGTGAGATTGTCACCGCAGTAGGAAAGCATGACGACGAACGCGCCTATCGCGGAGGGCATGGTACGGCGCAGACGGCGCACCTTACGGTTAAGGTAGAAGCCGTTCGCCAATTGCACGTACCCGCGCCTAGCCATTTATCTCTCTCCTTCAATCATCTTTCTCCGGTCCTCATTACGACGATCATGCTTGGGAATGGGGCTGAGTCACCCGGCACACCGTTCGTCTCGAACCGGAGTCGGCCTTTGAGGAACCTGACCTCCGCACGGTTGAGAATAAATTGCTGGAACCAGCGCGTGTCCGTGCGGGCTGGCAGCAGCATGACGACGGTTGTATCCTTGCGGCTGGCCTCCATGCTGCACTTGCGCACCCACTCCGCGACCGACCTGCCGTAGGGCGGGTTGCAAAATACCGTCTCCCCCCCACTCATGATCAAATGCGCTGTCTTCGGCTGTATAGTATTTCTGGCACTTGTGGTTCGTTGCGCTGCTAGCCGCGTCCAAAGTGAAGTGAAATTCGTCATCCAGCTTGGAGAACAGGTCGGTTGGCGTCTCCCAGTCCATGCGGTTCGACATATAGGCGGCTCCACCAGAACCGGTAAAATCACTCATTTTTAGTCTCGCTTCCTTCCTTGTTCGGCCATCACATGCTCCCGAGCTCTCGGTAGAATTCGTCGTCGGTCATGCCATACAGCGGGTCCATGCCAGTTGTCGGCCTGCGCACGGCCAGCTTGTATCCGCAGTACGGGCAGGTCACGTAATATGTGCCGACAACCTCGCCGCAGTGGGCGCATTCCACATACTTGATCGTCTTGCTCATTCGTTTACCGCCTTCCGTGCGGTTTCGAGCAGGTCTCGTGCCTTGTCAAGCCATTCGTCTTGCGCGTCGCACATGCCCATGTTCCGCCATAGGTTCTTCTCTCGTTCGGCTGGCGGCTCGGTCGGGAACCAGAGCCGCGGTTGTGAGAGGTAGCACAGTCTTTTCGCCACGGCCTCTATCTCGGCATTCGTGGGTGGTGCGTTGCGGCCACGCAGGTACGCTTCCTGCAAATCGTCCGTGTCGCAGCAGAATTGTTCCTTGGCATGCGTTCCTTCCCAGTAGCGGGTCGGATACGCCTTCTCAGCTTCATCGTCCGCGATGCTCAATTCGTCCTCTTTCCGTTCGCCTTGACCATTGCCCACAGGATTTCGCTTGCCGGACGCCGCCTGTATGACATGTCGTTGTAGGACTGCACATGGCCGAGAATCAGTTTCGAGCCGGTCGAATCCGGTGTCAGGATCGCGTTCACACGCTCCGGCACCATCTTCTGCCATACGATCTCGTCGCACAGCTCCTTCGTGCAGACCAGATAATTCTGGTCGCCATAGAACGTCAGGCCGTTGCCGCTCTTGAAGTCAGCCATGCATGACTTGACCTCGTAGAACCCGAAGCAGCCTTTCTCCACGCTTGCTGGCACTGGCTCTCCGTTGATGTTCCACGGCTCGAAGCCCACATAGTCCACTCGCCGCTCGTCAGGCGTGTTCCGGTCGAAGTTGACCTCGCTCGCCCAAAAAGCGGTCTGATTCCTCAGACGCTTCTCAACCAGCTCAGATAGCATGGCTGTAGTTTCAGCTCTGCTCATTCCATGTCCTCGCTTTGCTTGGTGGTTTCGGTTTCAGGTTCCTCCCATGGAACTGCTAGCTTTATGTGGCTGTTCATGATTGCGATGCGAATCGGATCTTTAAACCACCTAATGCGTGTGCGTGCGGGATGCCCGTATCCGCAAGCAAGCCCATAAATCCCGTCACAGCGTTCTTTCCATCCGCTTTTCAGGTAATATGTTTCGTTCGTATCAAGGTCCACGCGCAGACCCATGTCATGCGGGAGAAGGTCTAGCACACCGTTCATTTCGCGTCCTCGCTTTCCTTTTCGAGAACGTAGACGTTCGTGGCGCTGAGTGCGGCACATGGGACTTCCAGTGGCGGGATGGTGTCCATTCGTACAATCTTCCAACCATCATTCAGAGCTTTTTCAAGCAACTCAATATTGGATAAGCAACGATTAATGCCACTGCCAGTCCAAAACAGCGGGCAAACCTTGTATTGACTGCTCATTTCGTGTCCTCGATTCTGATGGTGATGTGGTAGACGCCCTTCTGCGTGCTGGGTTCGCCGAGCCGGTAGTCGGGGCCTGTCACGTATATGGCGTTGTCGTCGGGCCAGTAGCCTGACTGGGTGATGCCGTCGAGTATCGCCTTGACCATGGGGGCCGCGTTCTCGGGGTCGAAGCGTCCGTGGGTGAGTGGGTGGATGATGGCGGTCACGTGCACCGGCCAATGCGTCGGGCGCGTGAGTCTGCCGGCGTTGATGAGACTGCGGAAGGTGATGTGGGCGGCGGCCTTGACCTTCTTCTTCCGCTGGTATGGCACCGCCCAGCTGCTGCTTCGACGGTTCTGCGTCCACCACAGTTGCCTGCTGATCGCGATGTCAATCTCTCTCGTCATGGTCGGCCTCCTGTTCTTCGGCTTCGAGCTCGCATTCGGGGCATGGGATGGGGCGCGCCGGATACAACGCGCACCCATGCCTGGGACATACCGGTTCCACGCCCGGTGGCTCTATCCATTCGCGCATCAGAATTCACCGTCCGTCCGCCCACGGATCAGTCGCTGTCGCGTCGCCGCCGGTGGCGCGGTCGGCGGTCCACGGGTCCGTCGTTGGGGCGTCGGCCCGTTGTCCCGTGGGTTGGGGTCGCGTGGACCGTTGGCTGTCGGCGCGCGTGACCTGCGCGGTCGCGTACCGCAGGGACGGGCCGATCTCGTCAACCTGCATCTCGATCACGATGCGGTTGGAGCCATCCTGAGCTTGATAGGAGTGTTGCCGCAACCGTCCCTGCGCGATCACGCGCATGCCCTTCGATAGGCTCTGCGCGCAATGCGCGGCGAGGTCACTCCAAGCCGAACAGCGGAGGAACAACGCTGGACCGTCCTCCCACTGGCCGGACTGGCTGTTGTATTGGCGTGGCGTGCTGGCGATGGTGAAATTGCAGACCGTGCCACCATTCTGAGTCGTGCGGGTTTCCGGGTCAGCGGTCAGATTGCCGACGATCGTGATAACGGTCTCACCGGCCATCACTCAGCCTCCTTGGTATCAGTGTTTTCCTGTTCGGCGGTGTTCGTGTCAACGACTTCCACCTGTTCCGGCTGTGGTTTGCGGATTTCCTGCAATGCCTGCATGATTTTCCGTTTAACGGAATCAGGGTCTGCGAGCAGATTGTCCGCGTCCTGTCGGCCGACCTGTCGTGGTGTCAACCCATGCTTGCCGGTCAGCCGGTGCAGCACTTGCTCGGCTTCCTCGTTCGACGCGACACCGCAATCACGCAGCATGGTGAAGATGGCGTCAGCCTGTTCAGGCGTGCAAGACTGCGGCTGCCGCTCGGTCTGTTCGTCGTGATTCCGCTGTCTAGCGCGACTGCCATAGCTTTTTCTGACTGCGGCTTCCTCTTCCGCGATCTCGGCCTGCACGGCGTCCATGTCGGTTTCGTCGGCCGTGTACAGGCCGCTCAAATCCTGTGGGAATGCCTTGCGCAATGCCAACGCTTCCGCGCATTTCGCGATCATCGTGGCTGGTTTGGAAGCCCACATGCTGTTCGGCACATGACGTTGAGTTGACTTGTCGAACCGGGTTCCGACGTATTCGCGGTAGAGGGCCACGCCGGTGAACTCGCCTTCGCCACGGCGGACCGTGACCTTCGCCGCGACCGGAGGGGTCGGCGCGATCCACACGTCATGCCAGACGCCATCCTCGCCGCACCAGAGGGTTTCCGGCTCGCTGAACAGCTCGTGGTTACGGTCCGCCGCGCGCCGCGCGATGGTACGGAAACCATCGATGCCGACTTGGATGGTCTGCTTCATCACATAATTGCCGTTCTGGTCTTTTTGACGGCGGTTTAGCATGTAGATCTGGCGGTTGAACGGGTCAAGGCCGGTGCGCTGGCATTGGTGGAGGAACACGGCAAGGTCGGCTGGCGTGGCTCCCTGTACGCCGATCTGAGCCAACGCCGCCAGTTGCCGTTGCGTGAATATGTCCTGATTGTCTTGGATGGTGAGTTCGTTGCTCATTCCTTGGGTTCCTTCCCGGTGTTGTTTTCCGATCCGTCAGTGAGCAGCAGGCGCATGACGGTTGGTGCGAGTTCCGCGCTGAACAGCTTGTCCACGAAGCCGCGCGTGCTGCGGAACGTGACCACGCCCGGCCTTCCCGGCTTCCATTCCACGCCGTCCGGCAGTTCGCCGTCGTGGTCGCGGATCATGTCTTCGAGGTATTTCGCGTCCATCGCTTCACGTCTTGGCATCCAGACCTGTTCGGCCGCCGGCTGTCCGCCTGGAATCAGGAAAACGTTGTCGTGCAATAATGCGCCGTAGGCTCGTTCGTCGGTTACCGTGTATTTGCCGTTGCCGCCTTTGCCGAGGCTGATTTCTCCGGCTTCGACGCCTGCGACGTTGACGGTTTCCTTGTCCCCACCATCGTGGTCGTGTTCCCACGCGGTCTTGATGATTTTGAGGATTTCGCCGCTGCGCTTGTTGATGGCCGTGAGCACTGCGAGGTCGGCGCGGAGTTGGTCCGGGCTGGTGTTGTCGTATTTTTCGGTGATTTCGTTGAGGGTTTTCTTGTCCATTACTTGTTTTCCTTGCTGTAGTTGGCTTTCAGATCCATGAGTTCGCCGTGTCCTTGAGCGGGATACGCTTCATTCCTTCGTCACTTTCTCTTCCAGGATTTCACCATCGAAAAAATCGATGATGAGATTGCAGATGGCGACCGCCGACGTTTTGAGCTGGTGTTTTTCCTCTTCGTTTGCGGCTTTGATGGCGAAAACACCACTCTCGCCGTCGAAAATGAGCCTCATTCCGCCACGTCCTTGCTGTAGTTGGCCTTCAAGTCCATGAGTTCGCCGTTGAGGAGTTTCGTGGCGAATCCGTAGACGACTTTGTCGTTGGCTTGGAACGCGGTTCGCTGCAATGCGCTGATGGCGTCGAAAATGCCGGTCAATGCGTTGGAGATGATGGCGCGTGGATCGGCTGTGGCTTGTGGCCTGACGACGATGGTTCCGGTGGTGACGCCGGTCGGCGTGAGTTTCTCTTCGGTGATGTCGGTCGCTGTGAGTTTCTGTGTGGTGGTCATGGTTTCTTTCTTCTTTCCGGTTATGGTGGTTTCCCGTGCTTTGCTGCGTGGCGAATGCTTGTCGAAGGCCGGCAATAGTCCTTCCTTGCGGAGTTGGGCGATGATGTTGCCGACTGTTTTCTGGCTTAGGTTGAGCGTTTCGGCTGTTTCCTTGCCGTCGAACGTTTGGCCTTGGTCGATGCGTTTTCTGCAGTGCGCGAGGATGAGGTCTCGTTTCGACGGTGCTGCCGGTTTCGGCGGAAGGTCATTCGTGAGGAGTCCGGCCTTGCGTAACGCCCGCATTTCGTCACGGCTTAATCCCGCTTCGCCTGACTCGTCGTAAATGCTTTTTAGTTCGGCGAGCTCGCCGTCCGTGTATTCGTGTTTCAATTCGTCCCCTTTCTGGGTCTTTCGATGAGCGCGTGGTTTTCGCTGATAAACTCGTCCACGTCGATTCCCTGCTGTGTGAGGGTCGGCTTGCCGGTGTCGACGCGTGCCTTCCCGTCGTTTTTGACGTCTGGACTGCTTTTAATCCGTGTCACGGGAACGAACATGCCGTTTCTCATCTCGCCACCGTCCTCTGGTACTTGTGCGCCAAAGCCCACTTTTCAGCGGTTTGACGCTGGTAGCGGACCTTGCGCCTGTCCTGATGGCCTTCTGGCGGTTCCACGCCGATTTTCAAATACGGCGGGCCCTTGCCGGTACTCCGCCAGTTGGCAAGGGTGCGTGGGCTCATGCCGAGCATGGCGGCCAGCTCGGCTGGCGTGAGCAGATCGTCACTCATGGTCGGCGCGTGGGCAGTAGCGGTCGATGAAGTATGTCTGACCTTTGCCGGTGACCTTCGCGGTGCGGTTGATGGTCACGTGACCGTCCGAATGGGTGATGGCGGTTTCCTTGATGCGGAACAGTCCCAAGTCCATGGCCTTCTGCGTCGGCACGTTGCGGTTCGAGCCGGACTTGCCGAGATAACCGTCCTGCCGGAGAATCTCGAACATCCGGTTTTGGCCGATGTCCAAACCGTTCTGGCGTAGCATCTTCGCCAGTTCCCCGATCAGGCACGTACCGTCGCTTGCGGCCACGGCGTCCGCGAACCGGGCTTTCGGCTCCAATGCCTTGATATGCTCGGACTGTTCGGCGATGCGTCGCTTCTGTTCTTCCATGGTGCGTTGGCCGATCATCACGGCCTTCGCGAGGATGGTCATGTCATCGTCCGCGTCCGTGGTGGGGATGTAGCCGCCTGTCTTGCGGATCTGCGGAAGCACCTCATGCGTCACCCAACGCTTGAACTCCTTCGCAGTCGGCAGTTTGGACGAGAGCACCAGCGAGTAAAGACCAGATTCGTTGACCAACCAACCTCCGCGCTGTCCTAAACTCGATAACGATTCGTTATTGAGTTTGTCTTCCGAATCAACATGGTCGCTGATTGCTTTGCTGGCGTTCGTGTAGCCAAGCACGTCGCACACGTCCTTGGCGACGAACCAAGGCTCCCCTGCCTCGTCGGTCAGTGTGCGCAGCGCCGAGCCCTTGAAGTCGAATCGTTGTATTTCATTGCTCATTGGGTTTCCTTTGCTTGTTGCAAGTTGTGCGCCCCGTCCTGACGAGTGGATGGGGCTGAGTGGCTGGCATCGGAGTCGGACCGATGCCGTCCTTGGAATCCGTGGACGGGCGAACCGTCGCCAAGCCAATGCGCCGACAGGGTGAACGCGGATGCCCGCGAAAACGTCCCTGACTGGTTTGTTTGTTGGACTGTCAGCTGGCGGGAAGTCTTATTCGCGTGGGGCGAACCGTACGGTCAGCCACAGGCCGGTCAGCAGGAAGATGATGCCGGCGAGGATGGTGGCGGTCTGCGAGTCCGCCGTCCGCCATGTGACCAGCAGGGTCGCCGACGCGGTGAAGGCGATGATGGCGATCAGGGTCTTGATGCGGCGGAGCGTGTAGTTCGGTTTCGTGTTGCTAGAATCAGATTCTTCGGTCATTGCGTCTCCTTCATGAAAACAATCCAATGTGTTCCGGTGCGGTTCGGCTGTTTGTTGCCGAAAAGCGGCTTGCACGTGGCGAGCTTGAGAATCTGAGAGACGGGTATCTGTGTCTCGTTCCATTTGAAGATCAACACGCCATGCTCTTTCAGGACGCGGAAACACTCTCCGAACATGGTCTTGATGTCTGTTTGCCATGTCTCTTGATCGAGGCATCCGTATTTCTGCGCCATGTAGCTCTTCTCTCCCGCATTGCGCAGGTGCGGTGGGTCGAGCACGACCATGCGGAACGTCTCGTCAGGGAACGGCAGATCGCGGTAGTCCATCAGCATGTCCGGCTTGACTTCGAATCTGCGTCCGTCACATAGTTCCCAACTTTCGTCGCGCACGTCACCGAAGAGCACACGGCTGTCTGACTTGTCGAACCAGAACATTCGCCCGCCGCAAGCAGGGTCAAGGACTGGCTGATATGCGTTCATTTGTCTGCCTCCAGTTCCTTTCATCTGGTGGCTCCTATGGCGTCTTGGAGGTGGTATGCGAAGGTTTCTGTTTGCGATGGTTTGAGTGTGGCGAGCGTGGTGTGGCCGATGGCGTTGAGTTGCATGAGTTCGGTGCCGCCGTCCGGTGTGAGTCGCAGGGCGTATGGGGTGTTGCCGTAGGGGATGATGATCGGTGGTCTGGGTGGGTTCGGTGTCGTGGTCATTGGTTGTTTCCCGTGTTTGTTGGCGTGTATGGCGACGAGGAGGAGAACCAGGCCATGTGGTTATCGGTGATGATGCCGGTTTCGTCCGTGAGGAGTTCTATCGGTTCGGAGACGTGAGAGTCGGCTCCGACCGGGGACCGGTCGGAGGGTTCCCTGCCGATGGTGTCGAGGATGAGGTCCGCGAGGTCGTAGAGGTCGATGATGATTTCACCGGTGATGACGGGGCAGTGTGGCTCGTATTCGTCTATGGTGATGTCGTCCCATCGTTCACAGTTGAGTGGTCGGATGGCGTCGCCGTGGTCTTTTGTTTCGTTGATGATGGCGTTGACGATGGCTCGTCGCGTCTCGTAGTCGATGCGGTCTGTCATTGTGGTTCCCTTTTGGTGTCAGACGTGGAATTTGGTGATACTGTCGATCGGCTGGAGCAGCACCGTAGTGAGTTGGAAGAGGGTCATTCCAAACATGTCGGCGATTTTTTCCAGATCGCTTACGGTGAGGTCTTTCTTGCCGGTGAGTTTCTTGTTCGCCAGCGGCCTTTCGCATCCGATCGCTTTGGCTATGTCTTCTTGCGTCATGCCCCTGCGAGCCATCTCTCCTCGGATGTTGGCTCTCATGAGTTCCGTTTCGCTGGTCACCCAACCTCCTTTCTCGTTTCATCGCTGATTACAAATAGTACTTATTTGGATACTATCACAAGAGTACTTAATTGATTACTTTACGAAAAGTACACAATTGGGTATTCTGGAATCATGGGAACAAGAGCCAACACCGACGTGACCGCCGGAGCGCGGAGCGTCATGGAATACTGCAAAGCATTGCAATCCAGGAGCGGTATGACCGCTACGGATTTCGCCGCGGAATGTGGATTCAGCCGCAACTATTGGTTCGTCCGCGCCCGGTTCGACGCGCCTTTGACGGTATCGGACTGCGAACGAATCGCCAAGACATGCGGGATGACATTGCGTCAGCTATTCGCAAACGCACTGGCAGCACAGGAAGAAAAAAGAACCGCCGAAACACTCAACAAGCTGCAGAAGGGCAACGTGGCCCTTGCGGCGTATCGGGCCGCTGGAAAGCAGGAGGCCATCGATGGAGAGGCCGGGCCGGATTACGACGAGCCTGCCTGACCTGCCGATCGACCGGCGCATGACATACGGCGCCATGCGCCGCGCCATCACGGGACTGCCCGTCACCGTATCCAGTGCCATCCTGCCCGACGGACTATGGGGCTGCTACGACGCCGAGAATCATGTCATCCTGATTGACCGCAGGCTCACGTACACGGCCAAACGGTGCACGCTCGTGCACGAGCTCTTGCATTGGCGGCATGGCGACGCCGGTTGTTCGAACGATCGTTCGAAGCGGGAGCGGCGGACGAGACGGCAGACCGCGCGCCTACTCATCGACCCGGCAGAACTAGCATTGGCGGAACGCATGTACGACGATGACCTATGGTCGATAGCCGATGAGCTGAACGTGACCACGCAGGTGCTCACGGACTACCGAGCCATGCTCAACACATCGCCAAATGGAATCACAGAAAGGTTTTTCAATGCGTAAGAAAATCATTGCCATCACAGCGGCGACGCTTCTCCTGGCGACGGCCTGTGGCTGCGGAAGCCAGCAGGAGCCGGATTCCGCGACGGCCAAGACGCCGGACGTCAGCGCGCAGCAGGCGAAGCCACAACCACAGACCGCCGAGAAGACGGCGCAGAGCTTTGTGGACGAGTTCAACGCGAACTCATCGACGCCGATAACCGACGTCGAGAAATTCACGCCGAGTGATGCGAACGGCCCCTATTATCGGACGGAGTATCGCACCGGCGCCTTCTCCGACCCGGACGCTCTCCACGGAAAGCTAGGTCAATCGTCAGTGGACGTGCTGGTCTATGGTGCAGTGCTTGGATACGGGGAGAACGATATGCTCCGCGTCTACGTCGATGGGCCACATGATGAGATCGACAGCGTATTCCCCATCATGGCGAAGATTCTTGATCCGTCGCTCTCCGATCAGGACATCCAAAGTCAGATGGCGAAGGAGTATCCGTCCAATGATCTGGTTTACGCCGCGACGCATAAGTTGACCGAGCAGGCTTATGTCGACGGCGATCATGCGTTTCTCGACGCGAAAATCGACTAGCGGCCCTTATAAAAAGGGTGTTACAGATCTATATAAGACTTATATCTGCTTCAGACGCTCGAATACCTGTGCCGTCTGTGCGGCATCGTCGGCGGCCCTATGCCGCTCCGTCTTGGCGATGCCGAAGTAGCGGATGAGGTCGAGCAGTCTATGGCGGTCAAGCTGCGGCAAGAGTGTCTGGGAGATTTCCAAGGTGTCGTAGAAGCTCACGTCTGGCATGCCGACACCCGCCCTTTCGGCTTCGCGGGCGATGACCGGCAGGTCGAAGCGGCGAATATTGTGCCCTATCCACGTATCTTGCCCGCAGAAAGCGTAGAACTTGGGTAGCGCTTTGTCGATGGTGGGTTTGCCTTTGACGTCCCGGTCGGTGATGCCGGTGATCTGCGTGACCCTGGCCGGTATCGGAATCTGGGGATTGATGAGCTGGCTGTATGACGCGACTTTGCGTCCGTGCCTGATTCTCACGGCTCCTAGCTCGATGATTCGAGCGCTTCTGTCCAATCCTGTGGTCTCGATGTCGATTGCCACGTAATCGTCCTCCACGCCATCATTCGTGTCGGCATGAGTGATTGGTGCCGTTTCCACTGTTGGAGCGTCTGAGGTGGCTTCCGGCGATGATTCAGGCGCATTCGCCGCTTGATGCTTATGGCGCGGCTCCGGCTTGAGGAAGAGATGCCAGAAGAACCATGCGAGGAATGCGAGGAGTAGAACCGTCATGATGCTTGTGGCCAGATCATCCTGCGGTGTGGTGATGGTGTCGTATATGCCGTAGATGCCGGAGATTGCGAACAGCACGGATAGTACGAGGTAAATCAGTTTCTTCATTTTCCCCTTCCTTCTATCCGCTTCAAGCTACCACAGATGGGGGAAGTGGGCGTGCCAATTCTTCCTTCCTTCGGCGCATTGCGCCTTACAAAAAAGCCTTGGCTTGTTACAGCAAGCCAAGGCGGTAAATCAGAACCTGAGCTCTGAAAAGTGTTGATAGACACTGTTTCAATATAATGCTTGGGGCACCCAAGTGTCCCGAGCATCATGAGGTCGTGTTCCTTATAAGCTACCGCAGATGGGGATTGGACGTGCTGATTTTTTGGCGCATTGCGCCTTGTAAAAAGAATATTAAAACATGTATTACTTATATAAGTGTAATTGAGATTACATCATTCTTAGGGATTTTATTACTTTAAATTCTCTCCGTTATGTAATTTGACTTCCATGCTGGAATGTGTTTACAATTCCAGCGACAAAAGAAAAAGCCCTTGGGACTCTGGAACAGTCCCAAGGGCAAACGGAAAACCAGCTAGATTCTCCATACACCAGCATAAGGCAAGGCATGGAGGGAAAGACGATGGGCCAGATGGGCTACCAGAACATACAAGCCGTATACGACATCAGCCGCACCGGAAGACTGGCGAAAAAGCGTGGAGAAAACCTTGCCGTGTACGCCATGGCGCAGCTTGTGCTCGACTACATGGCGATCAACACCTACGACTGGGATAGGGCGCGTAACCAGCCGCCCGAGAAGCTGCGCAAGGTCAACGCCCCGTGCCGCTACTACACGCTCGGCTGGCGTGCCATCGCCGACGCATACGGCATGATGCTGCTCACCCCAGAACAAGCCATGAGCGAGGATGCCGACAAGGAAATGGCGAAGCGCGAGAACACCATCCGAAAGAACATCAGCAACGCTTGGCTGTTCCTCCAAGAGCGCGGCGTGATAAAGAAGCTCGAACCCGCGTCGCTCGGCAAGAACGCCGGCTTCCTGCTGCTAATCGGCGACGACGAGGAGAACCGGGCCGTGGAACGGTGGGCACGCCAATGCCTCGGACTACCCATGAGCCGGTGACACGTGCCCATCCGTGCCCACATTTTGCCCACACTCTTCCGGTAATTGCAGTGATTTGCAGTGATTTGTAGTGAATTGCAAACCATGCCGGAACCGTTGGAAATAAAGGAAAAGCCGCCATTTCTGGCGGCTTTTGAATCGTGGAGTCGCGGGGAATCGAACCCCGGTCCGATGACCGAGCCCACAGTCTTCTACGTGCGTAGTCTGCTGGCCAAGTTGGCGGTTTTTCTGCCCCCATCGCTGTCGCAGACAACTGATGGCGAGCATATCCGCAGTAAAAGTCCCGATGGAGCCCTGAGGCTCAACTCCATCAGCAAGTCTTCTTAA